GAGATATGCTGAAAGAGTTCGAGATGGCGAAATTGACGATCCACATTTTTTACCCATAATTTATGATTCAGGAGGACACCCATGGGACTCAGATGAGGCACTCCAAAGTGCCAATCCTAGTCTTGGGTATTCTTTAGACTTGGAATATTTACAAAAGGAACGAAAAAGAGCAAAAGAACAGGCTTCTTTTTCCTCAAGTTTCAGAAGATTACATGTTAACGAATGGGTTGAAAGTGATATTGCGTTCTTTAGGGCAGATGACTTGGAAAAATGTCTAGTTCCGTTTGACGAGGAAATGCTAAAGGGTAGGGATTGTATTGCTGGTCTAGATTTAAGTTCGACAACAGATATTACGGCTTTGGTCTTACTTTTTCCTAATGAAAAACAAGATGAGTGTCATTGTTTAGCAAAACTTTGGTTGCCTACTGAAAATATTTTTAGAGCCGAAAAAAGAGATGGTTTACCTTATGCCTCTTGGGCTGAACAAGGTCATATTGAAAGAACAGAAGGTAATATCGTTGATTATGATAGGATAAAAGATGTTTTATTGTCTTGTTCTGAAAAATATAGAATATTAGGCATTGGAGCTGACCCTTGGAACGCTCATCACTTTCTAAATCAACTAGTAGACCAAAATAATTTTCCAATACTTAAAGTAAGGCAAGGATTTTTTACATTAAGCAATCCTTGTAAAAGATTAGAATCCCTAGTAATGCAACATAAGTTTTATTACAATTCGCCAGCAGTTAGATCGCATTTTGCGTCTACTCGTATGGTAAATGATGAAAATGACAACTTGAGACCCAGTAAAGCAAAATCTAACAGTAGAATAGATGCGTTAGCGGCAACATTAAATGCTTTAGCGGTTCTTGAGGGGATTAAAGAGCAACAAGATAGTGTATACAATGAGCGAGGGTTATTGCACTTATGAGTATTTTAAAAAGTATAAGAAATAAAGTAGGAACGGCTATTTTAGGTAAACAAGAGGAAAGAGCAATAACAAGAAGCGATTCTTGGACTGATGCTTTATTTCAACCAACAACTTCGAGTGGAGAAACAGTTTCAGTCGATACGGCGTTAGGACTTTCTGCTGTTTATAGTTGTGTTAAAATACTTTCCGAAACGGTTGCTTCTTTACCAATGAAAGTTTATAAAACTACTCCAACTGGTAAAGAGGAGGATGTAAATTCTCCGATTTGGAAACTATTATACAATAATGCAAATCAAGCAATGACTTCTTATACTTTTAAAGAGTATTCGATGAGTTGTTGTTTACTTTACGGAAATTCTTATGCCTACATAGAAAGAAATTCTTCTGGTACACCAATATCTTTAGTGCCTTTAGACCCAGCTTCTATGCAAGTTGCCCAAACCAGAGATGGTGAAATTTACTATAAATGGTTAGGGGCTTATGATTATGACCGGCAACAAATTAAAGCACAAGTATTCGATTCAAGTGAAATTTATCATATTATGGCTACTACTTTCGATGGTGTCATTGGGTATTCGCCTATTTATGCGTTAAAAGAAACTATAGGAACTGGAATGGCAGCCGAAAAATATTCAGGTTCCTTTTTTGCAAATGGTTCTAGACCATCTGGTGTTTTACAACACGCAGGAAGGTTAGACGCAGATGCCGCCGAAAGATTAAGAACTTCTTGGAACGCTTTATATCAAGGAACTTCTACTGGTAACGCCGCAAGAACAGCAATTTTAGAAGATGGTTTAGAATGGAAGCCTATAAGTTTACCGCCAGACGAAGCACAATTTTTAGAAACAATGAAAGCAAGTACAGAACAAATTTGTGCCGCCTTTAGAGTGCCAACTCATTTTTTAGGAAACAGAGAAGGTTTAAGTCAATACAATAGTTTGGAAGCACAAGCAAGTGAATTTTCAAGATATACGTTAACACCTTGGTTAACAAAGTGGGAATTAGAAGCAGAAAAGAAACTTTTAAAAACAAATGATAGAAGGGAAATTAAATTTGATTTAGCTTCGTTATTAAGAAGTGACCACAAAACAAGATTCGATATATACAGAGTTGGTCGTGAAATTGGAGTTTATTCAATTAACGAAATAAGAAAATTAGAATCTTTACCACCAATTGATAATGGTGACGATCATATTATGCCAATGAATTATGAGGATATTGAAAAAGAAGAACCAGTTGAAGAATTAATGTCAGCAAGAAATATTTTAACACCTATGTTTGAGGATTCTTATAGTAGACTTTCCAAGGTATTGGTAAATGAGGTTACTAGGCAAATTACTAAAAACAAAGATAAGAAAGAAAACAGAGCATTAAGCTCTGGTTGGGTGGAAAAATTCTTTAATGAAAGATTCGAAGGAATTATAAAAGACACATTAACGCCACTTTCTGAATGTACTTCTAGGTGCGTAAATCTTGCAAAAGAAGATGTGTATTATTATATTTCTCATGGGTTTTTTAATATGCGATCTAGTGTATTAAGTTTAATAATGGAAAAAGATTTAGAGAATGTATCTAAACTTACAAGTGAAACAAATACTAGAGCAATAGATGATCTTGCTGAATTAATAAGGAAGGGCAAAAATGTCTAAAAAAGAATATAGAGCAGTTGCAGGTATCGGTTATAAAAAGCCTGAAGAAGAAATAGATGAAAAAAAATTAGAGGAAATGCGTAATGCCCCTAAAAAAATCACAGGCTACGCCGCAGTTTATAATTCATTATCCGAAGATTTAGGTGGTTTTAAAGAAGTTATTGATAGAGGTGCTTTTGGTAAATCTATTGACGATACTGAAAATGATATTAGAGCATTAGTGGATCACGATAGTTCAAAAATTATCGGGAGACAGTCTGCTGAAACTTTAGAAATTCGTGAAGATGAAAAGGGTGTTTATGTTAGCATTACTCCTCCTGATACAACTGCTGGTCGTGACATTGTTGAGTCAATTACTAGAGGTGACATCGATGGCATGTCTGTGGGTTTTTCGGTTTCTGGCGAAAAATACGATGATGATGGAATTAGGCATATTACGGAAGCGAAATTGGTTGAAGTAAGCGCTGTAACATTTCCTGCTTATAAAGATACAGAAGTTGCTTATCGTAAATTAGACCCAGAAATGCAAAACCAAGATTCTGGTGACGAAGACCCAAGCCAAAGAAACAGGCTTTTATTAAAACATATAGAAATTTTGGAAAATTACGAACTATAGAACTGGTTGGAGTTGTTTTTGTGGCATAATGCTCTCGATGGCTTTGAGTCCTTTGACCTGAGTCGTACTAACACTCCTTTGAGTGAATCGTTCAGTCAATTAAACATAAAGGACTATCATGCATACTAAACTTAATGACGAATATGGTCAGTCATTTAACTCATATTTAAAGTATGGTTTGGGCGGGCTAGATTCTAAAGAACGCCGATCCATGACCGCAGGTTCTGCGACTAATGGAGGAGCTTTAGTCTCCGAATCTTTCGAAGACGTAATAATGAGCGCCATTGAAGGCGCTAATCCAATGCGTAGATTTTGCAATGTTATAAAATCTCCAACCAAAGTTAAATTGCCTTATTCAACAGATAATCAAGCAGTTGAACTTGTAGCCGAGGAAGGTGCTTTTAGTGCGGTTCAGCCGACAAGTACATTCTTTGAAACGGTAGGTTTTAAAATAGGTTGTAGAGTAGACGCTTCTGTGGAAATGGTTCAAGATTATCCAGACTTAGAAAATTATATAGCTCAAAGTGCCGCCTTACAATTAGGGCTAAAAGAGAGTGATTATATTTGGTACGGTACTGGTTCAGGTCAACCAAAAGGTATTACTGCTGAAACTGTTGCAAATACTCATACTGCTTCAAATGTTCATTTAAAAGAATTAATGTATGCTATTGAGCAAAACGGTTTCCAAGATTATAACATTCCTAGTGAGTGTGTAGCATTTATTAATAATAAATCACTACCTAAATCATTTACTACTTCTACTAGTTTTGATGAAATTGTTTTCCAAAACGCAAGTGGTAGAGAAGGAATAGATGCTTATTTTGCATATGTACCACTAGTAGCAACTACTGGTCTAAAACCTTCTGGAACTACTGATAACTTTTGGGCGAGCTATGGAAACTGGCGTAGAGCTTTTTGTATCACAGATATTGGTGACATTGTTATAAAGAGAGATTCTGAGTCACAAGCCGCGAACGGCTTAGTTAATTTTTACGTTTGGAAACGGTTTGATTGTAAATTAATCAATGCCGCCGCCATAACACTCAATAAAAAATCTGCATAATAAAGGATAATTTAAAATGCAATTAAAAACTATTTTAGAAGAACGAGCAAGTGTAGTTGAGGACATGAAAACTGTCGTCAATTTAGCCATGAGCGAAAATCGTTCTATGACATCGGAGGAACAAGAGTCCTACGATAAAATGAATAATCGTGTTTCTGAACTTACTGAGATGAAACGAAGTGCTGAAAACTTAAAAAATCTACAAAGTGACATCGCACAAGATGGCATAGAGTTTAGAACTACTGGTGCTGAATTTGAAAGTGCCAAAAAAGAAGTAGAAGATAAGGAAGAAAGATCAGCACAAATTTTTGAAAAATATTTGCGTAAAGGCAAAGAAGGTTTAATGCCTGAAGAAATTCGTCAAATGCAAACTGATGAATCTTCAAAAGGTCAAGCATTTGTCACTACTACATTTTCAGATACTTTCGTAAAAACACGAAATCAGTTTAATGTTATGCGTCAACTTGCTACTGTATATCCTTTAGGAGCAACTAACCACGAAATAGCAGTTGAAACAGGTTTGCCAATAGCAAACTGGACTGCTGAAGGTGGAGCAATTAGTGCATCAGAACCTACAAGTAGGAAAGTTACATTATCTCCACACAAGTTAACTTGTATGGTTAAAGTTTCTGACGAACTTTTAGCTGATTCTCGTTTCCCAATTGAAACAATGCTCGCAGAGCAAATGGGTCGAGCTATGGCTAATGCTGAGGAATTAGCAATGGTCGATGGCAGTACAAGTGAGACCACTAAACCAATGGGTCTTACTCGAAGTGCCACAAATATGAGTGCTTGTGCAACATTAGGTGTTATAACTCGTGATGAATTAATGAACACTTTCTATGCATTACCAAGACAATACAGAGAACAGGCTACTTGGCTTCTATCTGATGACGCATTAAAAGTAATTCGTAAAATGGTTACAGAAGATGGCGGTTCTGCTAAAGGTAATACTATTTGGGTTCCCGGTCTTAGAGAAGGCGAACCAGATACACTACTAGGTAGACCAGTCCGAACATCTGGTTCAGCAGCAGTAACAAGTGTTGTTGACGGTCGCCCAGGTGGTATCTATGATATGAGTTATTACAATATTGGTGATCGTTTAGGTTTTGAAGTGAAACGACTAACAGAACTTTACGCCGCCAATGGATTCCAAGCGTTTCTTGCTACTATCAGAGTCGATGGCGATTTCCTAGTCGCTGACGCAGGACGAAGTATATTGAACGCTTCTTCATAATTTAGCTCCTTTCTAAAAGTGGGGTTGGAGGTTAGTGCAGAGGCTACCTCCAATCCTCTTTAGGAGATAAGGTGTATATGAGAATTAAACTTTTAGAAAATTTAGAAATATTAAACAAACTTTATTTAAAAGAATCTGTAATAGAAGTAGAGATGGAAAGAGGAAAGGAACTTTTAAAAAATAAAAAAGCAATAGTTGAAAGAGTTCCTGTAGAAAGAGCAACAATAGGTAATTGGGAGAAACGATAATGCCAACTAAAGTAATAACACCAGCAACCAATGAACCTATTTCCACAGCAGAAGCAAAAGAATATTTAAGAGTCACGCATAGCGATGACGATACTCTTATCGGAAGATTAATTACTGGTGCAAGACAGTATGTAGAAAGTCAGTCAAAACTGACTTTAAACAAAACAGTATTTGCGGATTATTTACAAGATTTTCCAGAAGAACACGTTTTGGAAAAAGCGCCATTCTTTAGTGGTGAGGTTTCTGACTTGTCAACAGCAGTTACTATTACTTATACAAATACAAGTGCTGGAACAACAACATTAGCAACTTCTTTATACCAAGTGGATAGAAACGATCCACCTACAATAGTTTTTGATGGTGTTATGCCTAGTGACATTGACGAAGAAATTTTTGATAATGTAAAAATACAATATTCCGCAGGTTATGGAATAGCGGGTTCAACGGTTCCCGAAGCATTAAGAACCGCAGTTATGCTAATGGTGTCTCATTTTTATGATCTAAGATCGCCAGTTGTTCCAATGCAAATGCACGAAGTGCCTATTGGTGTAAGAAATATTTTAGATTCATTTGGTCGAAGGGTTATTAGATGATTCAGTCTGGTCGTTTACGAGAAAAAGCAACATTGGTTAATTTTTCAACAAGTACGATTAACGAATGGGGCGATCAAGTCAATGGGTCAAAAACCACTACGACTGTTTGGTGTAATGTCAAACCAGAAGTAGGTAAAGAAATAAATGACGCAGAAAGTAAACGATATTCCCAAAGGGCAAAATTTATTTTCAGATATCCTGATTCGGGAACTACTATAAATAACCAGACCAGTATTACTTGGGACAGTAGAGCTTGGCAAATAATAGGGTTCCAAGACCCAAATGGTTTAAAAGCGGAATTGCATGTATTAGCGGAGACAAGTGATAATGAGTAAAGCTATTCTTCCAATCATTGCTAGATTAAAAACAAACGCAACTATTCAAAGCCAAACTTCTTATACAGAAGGAGGCACTACTTACTATAGAATTTTTGGAGGTACTAGACCACAGCAGATATTAGCTTTACCTGCTATCGTTGTTTCCGAGGTTAGTGAGTTAGGGTTTCAAGAGTTAAGCGGTACGACAGCACCTACTCAGAGTAAGATAGAAGTAATTACTTTGTGTGGTACATACGAAGCAAGTAAAACTGTATCCAATGCTATAAGGACTGTATC